GAACTTACCATACTTGTTACCATAAATTGTGCTGAAGCTACTGATGTAAATAAACTTAATAATAATACTAATAATATATTTTTCATTTTTTTGTTTTTTTAGTTAAAATATGCTTTTCCATTAGTTGGATCTGCAAATGTTATTGTTACTTGATTCAAAGAATCATATTCTACTTCTCCATAAACAGTTATGTTTGCATTGTTCACAACACTTACTGATGGGTATTTATTTAATCCGTGATTTACCACCCAAGGGTTTGCATTTGTAGCTTGAGTGAACACATAATTTTTATCAGCTGACGTTGGACCATACGTGAGCAAAGATATAAAATAATCTTTGTTACTATTTAAGCTACCTGAACCTACTAAATAACTTAATGTTATATCAAAAAACTCAGTTTCTTGAGGATTTTGAGTGGCACTATTCCATAAATAAAGTCCAAAAACAGAAGGATCATCACATTGTGATATCAATACAGTTGATGAAACTAAAGGGATTGAATAGTAGGAAGATACATTTACCGTAGATTCAGTCATAAATTGACTTAACATAAAAGAATTTATGTTTGAAAACAAAGGATTACCTGCGTCTGAATTTGAAAATGATATTGTTCCAGGATTTCTTACATCTCCTTTTTTCCAATTTTGATATTTATATCTTAATGCATTTAATTCTATTTTATTGTAAGTATTTAAAAACTTAGCAACATCATTAAATGTAAAGTTTTTTGTAGCTCCGCTATTTAATACGTCAGTACCAATAACTTTATCAGTACCTATTATGGTGCTTTGAATTGGATACGAACCTATTTTAGCCATTACCTGTTTTTTATCTTAGTTCCTTTTTCATATGAACGGCCACCAAAGTATGCCGCAACTGTAGTCATGAGTATAAGTTTTAATAATTCTTTCCACTCATCATCAACTACAAAGGTAATAAAACCTGAGTCAATAAAAATAAGCACAATTGTGCTTAAAATTAAAAATATTAGTACAGCAGGTCTTACCGTTTTAGATAAAATATTGTCAGATGACATATCACTTTGCCATCTTTCCGTAATGTTTTTTTGTTCACTGGCTGCTGCTTGATTAAACACCTCAAACATAGCTTTTTTAGCTTCTATTTTTTCATCAGGGGTTTGAACAAAGCGATCAACAACATCACCCACTTGTTTAGCCACGTCCATTCCTTGTGAACCGAAAATTTTAGTCCATATATTCATTTTATATCTTTGTATTCTTCTTTTGCGTCAAAACTTGGACACATTTTAGAGGAAAAATCTCTATGTCCATAAATTATAGCCTCTTTATGTGCTTTTTTTAACATTTTAAGCAAAATAATTAACGATTCTTTTTGTTTTTCTGTTCTGGTGTCTTCCCATTCATTCATTTCTTTGTCCATTCCTCCAATATAACAAATTCCTAAACTATCATAGTTATGACTTGAAACGTGTGCTCCGTATTTATCTACCATTCTACCGTATTCTATAACACCATCAAGTCTAATTACAAAATGATAGCCTATATCATCCCACCCATTACCTTTTACGTGCCAATCTCTTATATCTTCAGCAGAAAAATCTTTATTTCGTGGAGTAGCAGAACAGTGAACAATAATTTTTTTTATTGTTCTCATAATTTACTTTTTTAAACTATAAATTCTATCGTCTAATCTATTAAGAGTTTCTTTCATTTCTAACATTTCTGTTTTAATAAAAACTAACTCTTTTTGTATCTCTATCATTTGTTCTGTAGGCGTTTGACTTGGCTTTGGTAATTCTTTTGCCTCTTCTATTTGAGCTTGTAAAGAATAATACATTCCTACCATACTTCCTACTAACACAATTATAGTGATAAAATTTTTAGGACTTAGACTGACTTTTGTGTTTTCAGAAATTACTGTCATATTACCAAATAGCTACAGAATTAAATCTTGCTGTTACATCTGTTCCTGTAGAATATAGTTGCAATACTTGTACAGGTAAATATTCTCCAACAGGAAAGTTATAAAAGGTTATGTCATCTCCTGCTACTGTTTTAACTTTAACATCAACATATGACAATTCAACTGTCATGGCAGCTGTGTCAGTACCAACATATAATAAACATCCTTCTGAAGAATCAATTCTTTGGCTTGGTAAAGGACCATCACCTGCTACATATATTACATAATTATCATCGTAAGTAGTGCTTGTTCCAAAGATATCTGCAGATAAAGTAAGATCAACAGCATTATTTACTGCAGTTACTGTAGCTACTGTTTCTGCTGTAGTATTATATACAATATCACCAACACTTACTCCGTTAGTTATAAAGTCTCCCACTGCATCTATTAAATGATTTGGTCTTGTTACAATATAGGCTTGTGTTCCTGTAGCAAATGGATTTGTAGCAAACGATAACACAGTAGGGGCTACTCCTGTAACTACTGCATTTGCTGGAGTAGTTATATTAAATGCTTTATCTCCATTAACAACAGGAAAAGGAACTCCGCCTGTTGTAAAGGATGCTCCTGCATCTATTAATTCATCATTGTTTTGTCCAGTTGTAGTTCCTGATGTTACTGCATCAGCTACTCCCGTTACTTGTTGTAAGCCTGGATAAGGAATTCTAATTGTGTCACTTGCTAATACATTTAATGCTAAGCCAGTGTTTACGGTAATTTTTGGGTACGCCATTTTTTTCTTTTTGAGGGTTAAAAATCTCTTTATCTTTTATATGGAAATACTCTGTTAAGAGTATCTCTTCTTTGATTACATCCGCAGTCTTCTTTACCAACTGCTTTTGCCATCTGATGTGCTACTTTATCTAATCCAGTAGCTTTTGTTACTTTAGCTATAGTATCTCCTAAGCCTCTTGATTTATTTAGATTTTGCATGAACATTTATCCTTAGGACAACACTCTACGTTCATAGTTAAAAATCTCATTAAACCATTCCAGCTGCATTGTAAATAACAATACAAAGATATTAATTTTTCTTTCATTTTATCGTGTTCTTATTCTATCGTTAATAGGTGTTTTAACTCTTGGCTTTACATACTGTACATGAGAGTCAGGAGTTAACACTTCCTTTTTTTCTATTGTTTTTGCTTTTAGCTTACCTTTTGATTTTAACTCTACTTTTTCCTCAAAAGTCATATTAGGAGGAGTAAGAGGTTTGTTTTTCGCAAGGTTTTTTCTTTTTTTCGCCATTTTTATTTTATTAAATTAAACTTATGCTTTACTACAACCAAAGTTTTTTGCATAGTTAGCCATTTTTACAACTGACTCTGAGTATTTGTTTGTGTTTTTCATAACAGCTGATGCTGCTGAACACGTACTTTTACCAGGCATATTGCTTTTGACCCAAGCAGTAAACTTTCCCTCATTTCCTTTTTTAATTTCTGGAAATGCTTTTTTTGTACGACCAGCCATTATTTAAGATGATCGTGAGTCTTCCAAGAAGACGTGTGTCTGTAAGACATTGACTTGTCAGCTCCATAAGAGTGACCATACATTTTTTTAGACATTGCTTTTGACTCATCTCTTCTATCTTTCATAGATTGAGATTTCTTTCCGTTTCTTGATCCTAAAGATTCGTCAAGTCTGTCGTTATATCCTTGTTCCATTTTTCTTTTTTTAAATTAATAACCTGAATTAGTTTTCTTCTCCATACCATAACCTGGATTGTTCTTAATAGAACCATTCATAGTTTTGGCAAATTCTGCTGCTTGTGCTTTCCCTACAGCATTGTAAGGAAATGTTCTTTTAATTGTTTTTCCTGTATCAGGACATTTATGTGTTACTGTAGGCATAATTAAGCTTTTTTCTTTTTTCCTTTTGTTGCACCAGCAATAACATCAGCTCGTGTAACTTTAGGATTGTTATCTATTCCGTGTTTTATACTAAGCATACCTAATCTATCAATATCCTTATTTTTAAACGCTATACTGTTATAGTCTTTCTTTGACATTTTTCCCATAGTGCAAATATAATAATTAATTTATTAGCATCTCCAACGTCTCAAAGCCATAGCTTTTCTTGTTGGCCTACCTTTTTTATCTTTTAATGGTCCTTTCATTCCACTCATTCTTGCACAGAAAGATCTTCTACGTGCAGCTCTTTTTCCTTTAGCATTTTTTTCTGTTACTGCAGTTTTTAAATTACCTCCTGTCTTTCTGTTATATGCAGCTACACCTTTAGCAGTCATTCCTGCACCCGATTTAGTAGAACGATAATTACCTCCTTTACCTGTCGTTCTTCTTATCTGTGCTTTTTTTGTTCTGCCTTTTGTAGCCATTACTTTTTCTTAGACGGGTGGGTGTATCCAGCTTTTTTTAATCTAAAATGTTCCTTCATAGAAGTGACCTTAATACATTTGTCTTTCTTGCACATCATATGAGTTTTAAATTTTTTTGCCATTACTTTTTCTTAGGCAATGACTTAACCTTTCCGTTTTCAGTACGTGCATATCTATGTGTTGCAGTTTCCATACTTGGTATTAATGTACCACAGTATCTACCACTGCCATATTTCCAACATACTTTTTTACCTGTTCTCATTTTCTTTGCCATAGTATTTTATCTTGTTCTTCTAATCCTCATTCTTGTACTTGTTCTTCTTGATTTAGGAGGCGGAAAGAAATCTGTCTTTGTAGTTTTCTTTTTTACGTTTCCATCTTTATCAAGTTTTTTTCTTTTTGATGCAGCTAAATCTTCTTGAGCAGATTTGTTTTTATTAATTTTTTTCTGTACTCTTTTTCTTCTAAGGTTTCCTAAAAAAGTTGTCTTTCCTTCTTCTTTTCTTTTCTTAAGCTTTTCTCTTTTCTTAATTAGCTTATTTAATTTTTCTCTTGAAGTTTTTTTAGCCATAATATATTTTTTTATTTAAACAAAGATAATTATAATTTTATATTATTTTTAAACCATTTAAAAGCTTTACTTACTAAAGTGTTTTCTTTTTTCTTTTGTATTTCTCTACAGTTAACACACAAAGAATCGCTAACAGTAATCCTAACACTGTCTACTATTTCCTTCACAACTATCTTATAATCAAAGACTAAACTGTCTTCACTTATAAGTTTTAAGTTGTTTAATTCATAAACACTTTCGTTAAACTTCTTTTCTATTTCTTTTATGTCTCTTTTTTTACGCCAAAGATCTTGTTCAAGTAAAACTTTTTGTTTTTTCTGTTTGTTTACTTGTTGTATTGTTACGTCAGCTAAACTATCTATATTTATTGTTGGTTCTTCTGTTTCAATAATTAATTCTTCTGGTTGTGTACAAGAAAACAATAACATTATGAGAACAAACCTATTCATTTATTTCTTGTAAAGTTTTTATAAACTTATCATTTAACTTTTTATAATCACTTCGTAAAGTAATTACCTCTTCTTGCAATGCTTTAATTTGATTTGTAAGAGTTGTTTTATTATCAATATATAAATATCCAATTGCAATTAAACAAAAGAATAGTAATCCTGTTACAGGATTAGCTGCAAAATCTTTAAAGTCTATTGGTGACTTCATTCTATAATTAGTGTATCTCCGTTTGCCTTCATACTTGCAGCTACTTCTTCATCTGTAAACGTATATGATGTATCTGTATCTACCATATCTACAAATAAATCTACATCAAGAGTAAATATTTCATAAAGCTCTTGGCCTTCTGGTATCATATACTCCATAACATAATCATAATACTCTTGTGATCCTTTTACTATTTCCATTTTTTGTATTTTTACAAAGATATAAATTAAATTAAATGCCAAAGTCTACTCACAACTACCTAAAGTATTGGAGAGTTATACGTTATTGGGTAAAGGCTAAATACAATCTTACAACCCCTGATATAGAAATGATTCTATTTTTATATAGTGAAGAGTATTTTAATAAAACAAAGTTTAAAGAGTTTGAAGAATTAATGTCTTGGGATATAAAAAGATTTGATAGACTACTTAGGGATGGGTGGATTCATGTATGGAGAAAAGGATATGGTAAACATACAACATTATACGAGCTTTCCTACAAAGGGAAGCGAGTAGCGAGTACAATTTATAAAAAACTTAATGGTGAAGAGATAGCAGAGTCACCATCTATTAATCCTTTATTTAGAGCGGACGCTTCTTATATGGATAAGGTTTATAGAAATTCTATAAAAGAACTTAATGAATTTATAAAACAACAACGATATCTCTCTCAGTAATAATAGTAAAAGTATCATTATGTATAAGCATACTAAAGCCAGCAGACTTATCATAATAAATAATTTGACCTTCTTTGATTTCTGAGACATCAGTACCTGGTTTTATTACTTCACCTTTTTTATATCTAAACTCATCTGCATCTTCTGCAGTAAGTATTAACCCTGACTTAGTTTTTAATTCTTCTTTTACAGGTTTTATTATAACATACTTGCCAATTGGTTTCATATCTTAATGTTTAAATATAGCATAAATTTTTGCTTTTCTTGATTGCTCAGTAATACGTCCTTTTATAGTTCTTGTAGGAACTTCACATATTAATTCTTTACGAGGTTCATCTTCTATTATTTGAGCCGAAGGCTCAAATTTTGGATTTTTTGAGTTAAGCTTTCTTTTCTTCACGTTTCTCTATGTTTTTAATTATGTTGTTTGTTTCTGTTTTTACACCAAACAGTTTTAAAATAAACTCTATCATGCTCTCATATTTGTTACAATAGCATTAGTGCTAAGTATAGTTGTTGCAACACTTACTGCATTAGTCAATGCGTTCTTTGTTACTTTCAGCGGATCAATAACACCCATCTCATACATATCTCCGTACTTATTATTCTTTACATCATAGCCGTAGTTATATTTTTTATCAAATACTTGGTCAATAACTTTATCATTATTTTTACCAGCGTTATTTAATATTTGTATAAGTGGTGAGCGAAGAGCTGATTCTAATATTAAGACAGCATCTTTCTCATCTTGGTTTTTGGTTTTGGCTTTTAACTTTAATGATTCTCTAAACAATGCTATACCTCCACCCGCTAATATACCTTCTTCAAGTGCTGATCTTACTGCACACACTGAATCATCTACTCTGTCATACTTTTCTTTTTGTTCCATCTCAGAGTTACCCCCTACATAAATACAACCTATAGCACCCGCTAAACTTGCTATACGTTCTTTTATAAATTCTTTAGTAGACTTATCTTTTGTGTTTTTTTGTTGAACTTTTAATTCAGCAATTCTATCGTTTAACTCTGGTGTGTTATTGTCTTTTTTAAATATTACAGTTGAATGCTCTCCTGCAATAACTTTATCTGCACTACCTAAGTCATTAGGCATAATTAAACTTAAATCATCACCAGTCTTCTCTGAATAATATTTAGCACCAACTGACATAGCAATATCTTGCATAAGTTCATGTTGCTTGTATCCAAACTGAGGAGGAGCTATATTACAAAACTTTAAACCATTACGAACTACGTTAGCCGCTAAAGTATTAATAACATTAGTTGAGCAAGGGGCAATGATTAACAGTTTGTCTCCGTTGTTTATTACAGGCTTTAACACGTTCTCTATTTGAAGTATGCTATTAATTTCTGCATCGCAAACTAAAATCTTAACATCTTCAAGTATACACTCATCTTTCTTTTGATTATTTATAAATAAATTAGAAGACCAACCTCTTGCTATTTTTATACCGTTAGTAACCTCAGCATAGGTTTCAGATGTCATAGACTTTTCTACAGTTACCATTCCGTTTATTCCAACTTGTGTATAGGCATCTTTAATTATTTTACCTATAGTCTTATCATTATTGGCAGAGATAGACGCAACGTCTAACAATCTTTCCTCTGTTACTTTTTTTGAATTACTTTTTAAATTAGATATAATTTTAGATGCGTGATTGTTAATATGCCTAATAACTTCTGTTGTGTTTGACTCTGATGTTAATGTTTGCTGACCAGCTTTAACCAAAGCTTCTGTTAGAACAATAGCTGTTGTTGTCCCATCACCTGCAGACTGAGCTGTACGGCTTGAAGCTTCCTTCATCATCCTAACTGCTAAGTTTTCTATAGGATCATTTAAAAACACAGACTCAGCAACTGTTACACCGTCCTTAGTAACTGTCATGCCTGAAGTATGATTTGGTGATTCTAATAACACAGTCTTACCTAAAGGTCCTAATGTACTTTTGACTGCTTTGGAAATTTTAGTAATTCCTGTAATTAATTTCTGACGAGCTTCATCATCAAAGCTAAGCGTCTTTGGTATATAACCTTGTTCCATTGTATTAAATTTAATTTGAACAAATATAATAAATTAATTGTAATATCACATTCCAGCATTCCAAAGAAATTTTATTTTTTTTATATAAATATATTTAAACGTATATACTTTATTATTATTTATTTTTTTTTAACGTACCTAAGTATGGAATAAATAAAGAATATATAGTTAAATAGTTGAAAATCAAAAAGTTAGAAAAATTAAAGTTTGGAATATCGTTGGAATATCGTTGGAATATGAAGGAATATCTCTGGTTTTTGTATAAAAAAAGAGGAGACTAAGCTCCTCTAATTTCAAAACAAACAAATTAAATTTTTAGTATTCGTATATATTACGATCACCATCCATACGCATTTTAGCTCTTTCAATACCGTCAGCGATACAGTCTATCTTATATTGTTTTTTCATTTGTTGTCTCATCATTGACGCTCTCTCAATACCTGACACACCATCTGGGCGTTCATTTATTAAGCGACCATCTTTTATAGTTAGGCCTTGATAGTTATTGTTCATAGTATGATTTTTTTGTAAAGATAATAAATTTTTATTAGACATTTAGGGGTTGAGGGTTCTACATACTTATACGCATAACTACTGCTTACGGAAACGGAGTTTTTTTTATTGGGGGGGTTGTATTTTGTTTTGATTTTTGTGGAATTTTTTGTCTTTTACTTTCACCCCACACGCACACGCACTGCCCACTCACGTACGCACAGACATATATATGATGCGTTCTAACGCACTAACTCAAATCGGAGCTCCACCTTCCCTTACTCACTTGCAAAGTAGAAGAGAGAGGAAGAGACTTCCCTTAACGACAGTCCGACACACTCACACACTAAACAAATCACACCGACAGACATCACACAATATATTCACTATCAATATCTTATTAGAGAACTTTAATTATTTTATTTATACTAATACATTAAAAGAAAAAGATAGTCCTTTAGAACGCATTAAACACCTCTAAATATCAAAATCCAGAATCAACCCAAAAAAAATCCGACATCACTTTATTTGCATATTTATTAAGTATTTAGTATCTTTATATTAATAATAACAGAGGGTAACACCTCACTTAAAAAACAAACAAAATGAACACAAAATCGTTAATCGGACTTACGAATCAGAAATCATCTGATATCGTATCACAGTGGAGTAATCAGTATTTAAATGCTGACTTTAGTATTACAATGTTGAATAAGGTATCCACTAAATTAGAGTGTGACGATAAGGTACAAGTTGTACTATTTATCAAATATTGTCAAGCATTTAACATTAGACTTGATTCTTGTCGCACTCAAAATAAAATAGGTAATCCATACACGGCATTCAGTCAAATATTATGGATAGCAAAATTTGGTGATGGAGTTGCTACTCGCCAACTGACTCACGCACTCAAAGAATTATGGAAAGGTAATGCAGATGTAATCAAAAACTGCAAACAAATGGGTGGTAGTTTTGTGTCATCATTATTTGAGGGTGATATTGATTCATCATTCAGCTACGCAGACAATGGTAACAAACGTGCATTGATTCAAGGATTCTGTGATGATAACAACAGAGATGAACAAGAAATGCAAAAGGTGTTAAGTAACTATCAAGATGAAGAAATGTATTTCAATTATTGGATGCATAGTGGTAATGTTGTTGAGAATGTTGATGGTAGTTTTTCAACTCAAGATGCCCAATACAGAAACAAGTTTGTAAGTATTGAACAACTAAAAAACTATTACAATAAAGAATTTGCATATTGGAATTTAGTTAAATAAAACCAACTCACTCCACGTGCCTCAATGCTAATCGCATTGGGGTTTTCGTGGTAGAGGACTAATCCTCGCAAAATTAAAATCAAACAAAATGAACTTAGAACAATTTAAAAACATAGATAAATATAAAGTAACTAATTTAAGTAATGCAATTGATAATGCAATTGATGTATCATTTAGTCAAATGATTGACACAGTAAGAACTCAATGTTATATGTCACAGAAACAAGATAGTTGGGAAGACTGTGATGAATTAGAATTTCTTGAAGACATTCCAATGTTATTCACTGATGGTAGAGATATCAAAGAGTCAATTAAAAATCAAATGAAACGTGTAGTTATATCAGCACTAACTGATTCAGATTGGGTAGGTAAGAATGATGCAATGTACCAACATTTACCTTCTGATATTGAAGATAGACTACATAAAAATTCTGATGAATATCAATCACAATTTGAGACTGAGACAGAAAGACTTGAACGTGAAGATGAAGAAGAATATGATATTAGTCCAAATGGAAAATCTAAACCATCTGATTCTTTTGGCTGGAAATAAATTTTGATCATAAGAAATTTCCACGTGCCTCACTACTAATCGTAGTGGGGATTTCGTGGTAGAAAACAAATAATAATTAAATTAAATAAAATGAAAAAGACAGTAAAAAAACTTGTGATGAAGGCAATGAGAATGCCTCACATACATCACATCAATAAACAAGGTAATGCAATTGTTAGAAAAAAAGAGTTGCAACACATGATATGTCAAGCACAGAAAATGATTGAACATAAAAATAAACCTCTTGGTGAAAATTCAGATTCAGTAACTGAAAAAACTGATGACAATGGTAATATATACTACACTCATTCAACAGGATTTTATAATGTAACAATTGGAAAATGGGTTGATGAAGGTTTGTTGACTCGTAGCAAGGAAAATGGATATAAATTAACAGAGTTAGGTAGATTATTTGCATCCACAGATACACGTGCATATGAGATTGATAAGTGGAAACGTAAATTCAAATTAGAAAAGGCACGTGCTGATAGATTAAATTCTCACACTAATGATTTGTTAATTCAGAAAAGAAAATTACAAGACAGAATTGATGAGATTTATTTTGGAAAAGAATTTATGGATTCAGATGACAAAGGTAGTTTACAAGAATATTTTGTTACAGATGAATGTGAATCTATTGTGACATCATCACCACCAAATTCAATCATCAACACTTGCTTAACTAATATGCAAGAAAGTTTAAATTGCATAACACAACATATTAATAAAGAATAATTTTGTTTGTTTTTGTTCCACCAACCTCACTGTTAGTCGCAGTGGGGATTTGGTGGTAGTGGGCAATAGTGCCTTAATTAAATTACAAACAAATGAAAAAATTAACTGACACAACTGATATGCTTAATGAAGTATATAGAGTTGTACTTAATCACTATGTTGCAATTGGTAGAGATAATTCAAAAACTATTTTTGATAAGATAGATGATTTGCAAAGAACAATAAAAAATAGTATTGCTATCATTCCTATTCAAGATTATGAACTCACTGATTCTGGAAATTTAAAATTATTTAGAAACGGAGTTTTGTTTAATACTTATTATGATGTAGATAGTATTGCACAAGCTAAAATAATAATTGATGATGAAAATAAAAAACTTGGTTATGAATAAAATAGAGATAGAAAGAAATGATGTGATTAGATTCACAGAAGTTACTCCAAATAATTTTTGGACAATAAAATGGGAACGTGGAAGTGGATACGCATATAAAGATAAAAGTGATGCTTGTATTGGACACGTTAATAAAGATTGGTTGCTTTGGATGATTAAAAAAGGAAGTGCAGAGTTAATCAAGGCAAAATCATAAAATAATTTAAGGCACGATTTCGTATCTAAAAAGATATGATGTCGTGTCTTTTTTTTGTCCTATGGACTTACGAGCTCTATGGACTTACGAAAAAAAATACAAAAAGATCCGTAGGGACTTACGATAAATTAAAAGCCATTTCATTAGGTTATTAAGTATTTATTATGTATTTTTACCAAAGTTATTAATTAAATTTACTTACAAATGAATACAAACTATGGGACATACGACTATTTATTGTCACCAAACAATAATATAGTTGTTCATTATGAGCTGTATGAACAGCCAGAATCTGAAGACAGAATAACTCCTGAAAGAAAAGAAATTATAATAAACAAATTAATTCTTCACGGTGATGAAGTGCAGGATGAATTAGAAGGTTTGTTAGAAAATATTCAATCTGATATGGAATTAAATTACGAGAAATTATGAAGGATATAAAATTTTGGACAGCTCTTAAGAGACAAGCATTAAAGAGTGGAGATATAATGTATGCAATACATTGTGATAAAATGATTTATGAACTTAAAAATAAAAAATAAAAAAATGAAAGTATTAGAATTATTTAGTGGTAGCCGTTCTATTGGAAAGGTTGCTGAAGAAAAAGGACACGAAGTATTTTCTGTAGATGCTATAGGTTACCCAAACACAGATTGGGTTGGAGATATTTTAGATTGGGACTACAGACTTAATGAAATGAATGTAGGTGAGTTAGATGAGCTTTGGATACCCGATGTAATATGGGCATCGCCACCTTGCACAGATTTTTCAGTAGCTTGTATAGGTAAAAAATGGGTAAGTGGACACGAGTACCAACCAAGAGATCCTGAGCTCTTAGGTATAAAAATTTTCAATCAAACATTAGAAATTATAGCAACGTATTTAGAAAAAAATCCTAATCTTGTTTGGTACATAGAGAATCCACGTGGAAAGATGAGAAAGTCTCCAGAATGGGCTAATCTTCAACACGTTAGACAAACTGTGTCATACTGTTCTTACGGTGATTCACGAATGAAGCCAACTGACATATGGACTAATGCTTTAAATTGGAAACCAAAGCCATTATGTAAAAACTACAAGTACGATGCTGATGGTAATATAATAAATAGACACTGTCATCACGAGGCATCACAAAGAGGAGAGACAGTTAGGAAACTTAGAGAGAGAGGTATAGATGCTAAGAAAGGAGGTACGGAGTCACTTAAAAATAATCATGAACGTAGTAAGATACCAAGAGAGTTATGCGAAGAGATAGTTGATAATATGCTTTTTGAATACGAGGGGAGCCTACTACCATTTTAATAATCAAATCAATAATAAATTATGGAAGAAAAACTAAAAACTTATAAATGTATAGAACACGGAGAGATATTTTATATAGATGCAAAAAATATGGAACAAGCAATAGAATTTGCATTAATGTATGGTGGAAGTGTAATTAGAGAAGTTAAATCAAATAAATAATAAATTAAATTAAAAAAAATGAAGAAAATAAATATTGACAGATATATGTCTACAAATGACTTTGTGTATAAAAACAAATTAGATAAAGAGGCTATTGAGCTCTTTGGTGAAGGCTGGGAATCCGAAGATGATATAGATCAGATTGAAAAATTATGTGATCACGTAAGCCCTAATAAATACATGGTTAGTTCTATACATGGATTAAAATATGAGGATGATATTGAAGTTCGTGAAATAGATGGACTTACGACTAAAGAAGATATTATGGAGTTTTGCGATGATTTAGCTACAAAAATAACAGAGGATATACATGGTGATGCTAAAACCTGTACAGGTAATATGCCTGAAGAAAGTCTTAAATCATATCATAATATTTACGGGGTTATAGAAGATTATATAGATAAAAATTATATCCTTAACTTTGTAAGAAAGTAAAAATCATGGATAAATTATAGCAATAGTATCATGTGACTCACAAAGCAGCTCACATGGAGTAAGGGAAAAGTTAAGAAAACCTACATCTTACATTGATGTTGGCTATTCTCACAGCACAACAGCTGTACTACACAGTGCTTTAAAATCTTGGAAGAAAGGAAAAGATTTATGGTTTTGGAAAACCTACCCTAAAGAGCTTAAGTTTTTAGAGGTAGAAGAACACGCTCATAAGAGTTTTATTCAAGAATTAAAATACGATAAAAACAATATTTCACGTAGATTAAAAAATATTCCTTTTACGCATTTTTATTATATGACAGATAATTTTTTAAAGTTAACAGATGGATATAATTCACAAGTTCTTTCAGTAATTCCATACGATGAGAGTATATATGGGGTAATTACAGATATAGACACTTTAGATCCTCAGTTTGTAACACGTGAAATTTATGATAAAATTCAAGATAATGCAAACAATATAATAAAGATGTATTTTGACTCTGAGGGACTTACGAGTGACATATATAACTTTCCTAAAGAACTCCATTTATCGCCTAAAAAAAATGAGTTTAGAATACCAAACGAAGTAATTGACTATAATAAATTTAATTATGAAACTGGAATGGTAAGGGGTGACAGCTATTCCTTTGAAGCAAAAGAAAACTTTTTACATTTTGATTTGGTTGGTAAGTAATTATTATGTATTTTTAAACCGAATTTGATTTGTACACGAGTTGATGTTAGGCGAAATCAACAACGTAATTAGAAACTGTATGGCGTGTTTCTTCCTCGTTTTTTATTAATATAAATATTAAATTATGGATAAAGAATATCAAGAAAAATTAGGAAACTATAAGTACAGAGTATTAAACTTTAATAAATGGAACGAATATATTAAAGAAGAATACCAAAAGACAGCTCTTAAGAATATAAATAGAAAAGCTAAAAAACAAAGAGAGCAAATTAAAAACAGTCCTTTAAATTTCTGTATATAATGAAAGAAGTTCATCAGTTGATCTTGAAAGAAAAATTAAAAGATAAGCCAAATGTAAAATATATACAATGGCTACAAAAATTAAATCAAGATATACTTAAGAAAATTATTATAAATAACTATACGCATAAAGAGAGGGAATAATCCCAATAATTTTATAGGTGTAAGATACCTTAATATTAAATGTTTGCTCTTTATATTTTATAAGGGGGTGGTTATAAAGGCGATATTGCCAAACACGTTAATACTTTTAGCTACTCCCTTATGAAAATTAAATTAAATTAAATGTAATGAAATCACTTTCACTATACTTAGTGGAGCAGCTAAAGTCTGCTCAAAAACAAAAAATTTACAATAAAAAAAACCGATTAAATCATATTGATCTTAATGATTTTTTTAAATACAGTGGTAACATAGAAATAAAAAATAAATTTGTTTCTGCGTGTAGATTGCCAATACCACGTTTTGAGAGAGAAATTATTAATAATGATATGAGTAAATATAAATTAATTAAAAGATATGAGCCAAGAAATTGATGTGCCAGATTATTATGTAGGAGACACCTACAGAGAAGGATATTACCAAGCAAGATACGTTGTAGAAGATTTTAATTGTACGTGGAATGTAGGCAATGTTGTAACATATTGTTTACGAAGTTCTGAAAAACATGAGAGTCCAATAGAATGTTTAAAAAAATCAATCAACCACTTAAAATTTGAAATAGAAAGATTAGAAAAATTAGAAAAAAAAAGAAATGAAAAAAGAGATATTTAACACTTACGCAACTTTAGTTGCAGATAAATTTTACATTTCACTACAAGAAATGTTTTCCAAGTCACGTGTTCACCCACGTCCTGAAGCCAGGCAAATGCTTTATTACTTAGCTTATGAACGTCCTATAAAAATTGGTAGTATTAGAAGGTTCATGGAAGAAAATGGGCTTCCTGTTCAGCACAATACCATAATGAAAGGATATAAAAAAGCAAAAAAAGCTGTTGAGGAAGATAAAGATTATCAAGCTTTTGTTAAAAAAACAACAGAGAATGTACAGTAAGAAGGATATATTTAATCAAGCTCTAAAGGATGATACAATATACTATCATAGAAACGGTGGAATTAGCATGATTAATTTAGGTGTTAAGATCAATAAGTTTCCAAGTAAATTAGAAATTTTAAATTGTTCAAAAAACGGAGATTATTATCAAGAATTAACAGACGAAGAATATCAAATATTTTATGCTCACGGTTGGGAAAAAGGTTGTAGATTGTTAGCCTTAAGCAATTGTAAACGTAAGGTTGATCTTATACAATATAAGATGAAGACAGAAGTAAACACACGTAAAAACGATAAGTTTATTAAAAATCTTAAAACTAAAAGAGATTTAATAATGAAAAAATATACTTATCACACAAATAAACTAATTAAATTAAATTAAATAAAATGGAAAAGAAAAACATTTACAAAGCTCTTGCTGATTTTCAACAAGAAGTACCTGTGCTTTTAAAAGGCACAGATGGTTATGGATACAAGTATATAAAACTTGAACATATAATAACACAGATTAATCCACTATTAAAAAAACATAATTTAGGATTTACACAACTGTTACAGGATGATGGTTTAACAACAGTTTTGTTTCATCATCCGAGTGGAGAAAAACTATCATCTCATGCAGTCATTCCTGAGTGTTCAATGAAAGGTATGAATGTATATCAGTCAAAAGGTAGTGGAATAACATATTACAGAAGATATATGTTGTCATCAATGTTAGGAATAATAAGTGATGCAGATACAGACGCTAACATTTACAATACAGTAGTTCCACAAGTTAAAAAGAAAGCTGATAAAAGTGTCACTAAGGTTAGATTAGAAGTGGGAGGTGAAGACTGGAAAAATGTATTAAAATATATTGCTGATCCACAAATTAAAGCATTAGGACTGCCTGTTATAGTAGAACATATACAACAAAAGTTTGATGTTTCTGCTAAAATTAAAAAAGAGCTTTCTAAGCATATATAATGGAGCTTATTAATTTAATTGAGGTTGTAAACAACCTTAAAGATGATTCTAAGTATTATGGGACTTACGGGAAACAATGGTTATCTAATTCAGACATTGGTACACTTTTAAAAAATCCTAAAAATTTTAGAAAACCTCAACAAGAAACTAAGGCAATGATTGAGGGAAGGTATTTTCATACTGCTATGTTAGAGCCACATAAGTTAGATGATTTTGTGTGTTTAACTTTGGCAAGTAGAAATACAAAAGCATATAAAGATTATGTTGCAGCTAATGATAAAGAAATTTATTTATTAGCGAAAGAAGTTCAGTCTTTAAATATCATTGTAGATGTTATGAAAAATAATCATAAAATGAGAAACGCTATTTATGATAAAAGTAATTTTTATGAAGTTCCTATGGTTAAAGAAATTGGAGGTGTAAAATGGAAAGGTAAGGCTGATATAGTATGTAAGGATCAGTTAATTGATATAAAAACTACCTCTGATATTTCTAAGTTTAAATTTTCTGCACGTAAATACAATTATGATAGCCAGGCATATATATATCAACAGCTTTTTGGAAAGCCATTAGTTTTTTACGTTATTGATAAACTTACTCATGATTTAGGAATATACGAGCCATCATCAGATTTTTTAAATTACGGAGAAGAAAAGGTTATGAGGGCTATTGAGGTATACAATACATTTTATAATGAAGAAGGACCTCATATGTTAGCAGATATAAATCAATACGTTCATTATGAAACATTATAGAAACATAATATGGCATAGAAAAATGTTTTTTGTTATTAAGGTTGTTTATAAGGTAATAAAACATTATCTTTCAAAGCTCTCTTGGAAACGAGAAATATTTATAGTAGAAGTTCCAACTACTATGAAAAACGAACAGGATAAGCAAAGACTTATGGCTGACGTTTTAGAAATTTTGGAGCATGAAATTAAAATACATTAAAATGGATAATAAAATTTATGTAGGAGGTGGTACTGAAAAGTTTGACGGTAATCTTGTATCGGTTAGCGTTTGCTTATCTGACTTACCTTCTGAGCATATTCAAACAGGTAAAAACGGTAAAAAGTATATCAATCTAAATGTTCAAAAGAAAAAAGAAATTGATCAGTTTGGTAAAACACAT